CGGTTTGCGCAGTTGATACCTTCGGCATTACTACGGTACATGAGCCACTTGCTACCGTTACATCTTCGGGGAAGATACCCCACACGCTTACAGCAGGGTCAATAACGCTTGTCGCTAATATCCTTGCATCCGTAAAGGTTACAGTAGTTGTAGTTGATGTTGAAAGCGTTACAGACTGCTCAAAATATGGCTCTGTGTTAGCCTTCCCAGCTAAAGCAGTCTCTACATCACTAAAGCTGTCTATGGTCTGTCCATCGGTGATTGCTGATACGCTGGCAGCGGTTGCATAGCTAGCTAATGTTGTAGCTAAAGATGTAGATGTTACGTAATCTGCTAAAGCTGTATTAAGAGCTGTAGTTGTAACATAATTCGACAAATCGATCTCTGTCTCGCCAATCTTTTCCCACCCAGCAGTCGTTCCATCAAGATTAATGTACTCATCTTTGATGTTATCTGACTGAGATATAGACTTCGGAACAAGATAGATTACGTTAGTCTGAATATTCTCTGTGGGCAGAGTAAGAACTGCCTCAAAATGTATAGTACTTATTGCTCCTATAAGAGCATTGACTTCAGCCTTGGTATAGGTTTCAGACTTGAGATAGTAGTTAATAAGGTCGTTTACTGCCTTTGTAATAAATCCGCTATCATTTGTAAGATCTGAGGTCTTTGATGGAATAGTCGTATCATCTGGAAGAGCTCCAACATCTTCGGCATCCAGAGTTACAGTGCCTGTCTTTCCATTAACACTATCAACAGCTCCTCCACCTCCGGGAATTGCTCCTGCATCTTGAGTAGTGTCGTCATCAAATGTGATTATGAGATGCCCGTTCTGATTGATCGAAACAAGTTTAATGCCTAAACCTGGATCGCCATCATCACCCTTAGGACCCTGAGAACCAGTTTCGCCGGTATCTCCTTTGGCGCCAGTCTCACCAGTATCGCCTTTAGGACCTTTAATATTCTGATCTTCGGGTTTGGTTTCTGATGTGGTTCTAACCCAAGATATAGTACCATCTGCTGCTACGGTAGGTTTCCATGCAATTGTAGAGGTTCCACCGCCGCCTCCGCCGCCTTCTTCTATTACTTCTTTCAGCTCCAACAAGAGCTCTTCTATTCTACTTTCCGGGAGGCCTGTATACTCTTCGCCGTTAATAGTAGCATAGAGGATTTCTTCTGTTCTACTCTGGGGAATATCAGTCATTGTAGTTGTCCTCCTTTAGTTTTTAATAAAAAGGGGAGCCATTAAAGACTCCCAAAGTCCATATGAAATGAACCCTCAAACCGTTATTCAAACAATTCTTTGTTTAATTTGTATGCTACCCATGCGTCCAGCAGAGCAGCTACGTTGTCTATCTTTTCTTCATAACGCTTCTTAAGAAGTTTCCTATTACCATTTGTGTCTTCCAGTGTAACACAGTTACCCATAGCAAACTGCATAAGACTCTGGTCAAATATAAGTTTGCGATCTTCTGCTAAATCTTTTAATTCGCCAAGAGGTATAGACTCAGTTTTAACGCCCTGAGGTACTTTCTCAACGCCATACTCTGAATTTTCTGTAACCCATCTATTAACAAATTCTTTTGCTCCATAGGGGTCATATCCAAAGCATTCAACAGTGTATTCACAGTCTTCTATATATTGCCATAGGTCATCATAGACCTCCATCATATCAAGAACTGTACAGTCGAGTACTACAAGGCTTCCTTCTGCCATAAATTCTTCGTATTTATTACGAGCAGCTGTAGGAAGTTTAGCAAAAGTTCTACTAGAAATATAAGACCGAGTTTTAATACCAAATTCGTCTCTGTCCAAAGGAAATAAGAAAGTAAATGCACAGAAGTCATCACCTTGTGATAAGTCTGCACCCATAGAACAAGACATATTCCAAAAATCATGTTTCTTATGAGGTATAGTCTCATTGTAAGTAAAGAAGTAAGTATATCCTTCCATAGGAATACCAAATCTTTTAGCCACAATATCGTTCTTAGCTGCAGGAACATTCTCAGCTCTTTCAACATCCAACAGATAAGTCTCGTAACTAACTGTTTGACCAAGATTTGGATTGGCTTTAAGCCAAATTTGAGGATCGTACTTTCCTTCTTCTATTTCTTTGATGTCATCAAGTCTATAATACCAGATTGAAACATGAGGAGCATAATATTGACCTTTAAGAATATCTAAAAGCTCCATTTTAATGCTATCGCCAGAACCATTTCTAACAGTTCCTTCAGAAGACATAGCTACAATAAGGTAATCATCCATTTTGGACGCTCCTTGCTCTATTGCACCTATAACATCTTCCTTAATATCTCCAGAAAGCCATTCATCAACCGTACTATACTTAGGTCTTAGACCCTGAAGCTTGTCTATTGACATAGGTCTAATCTCAAGAAGTGAGCCTGTTATAAAATTCTCTATACCTTTCTTGGTAGGAGACAGCTTCATTCGATTAGCTTTGCTTCCTGTTGTATTCTGAAGACTTCCTTCTGTTAAAAACTTAAAAAGAGGACCTCTTGCTCTGGCTATAGCAGTTCTTATTGGTGAAAGTATCTCTTCAGCCTGTCTCATAGTTGGAGCCGTCGTTATCTGATGAGTTGTGCTGTTATCTATGTTAAGACCATAGTTTTGAATACAGCTACCATACATAGATTTAGCCGCTCCTCTAGCAACTATAAGATACTGTTTCTTTGTAAGACGATGTTTTACTCTTTTTGTAGCATACCGTCCAGGTTTTCCATCTTTTCCTCTTATAAAAACTTTCTCATCAGTAAAATAGTACCAACCCCAGATTTCCTCTGCCCATAATTTGAATGTATCCAACAAATAGAGATCCGAACCATCAGTAAGAGTTAATTCGGATTCGCAAAATTTTACAAATCCTTCTACTGCTCTGTTGTCATACCAATACCTCGGATCCTCAATCAAAGCGTCAATTCTCTGCATCTCAAGAGAGATCATCTCACATACTGGTATCTCACCTCTTATAACCCGATCTCTAAATTGCCCATAGTATATGGGGGTGGCTGTGTTAGATAACATGGTATCACCTCTTAATTCTTATGATGATCCGGCCATTTGTCAGCTTCTACTCTTATTCTCCAAATAAGTTCGTCAGCTTCAGCCTTAATTTCATTAAGAACAAACGAATTCTGAGGAGGATCGAACAAAAGTCTAAGATTAAGATACGTATAACTCTTAACCATATCAAGAGCAGGATTCTCATTTCCAATAAAATCCTCCCATTTTGATGAATATGGATTATTGGCGTCTAACTTAAAGCCCGTTTCACCTATACCAGCCTGATACAGCTTATTAAGTATAGTATTTATGTGAATTATTAGATCTGTATTAAACGCCTGGTAATCCGGTTCCATACCGAGCATTAATTGCATGCTCGCGAGGATACCTTCTGTTTCAACTGTAGGCTCAGACATTAGACTTACACCTTCTAGATTTATCGTCTAAATTAATATCATCAATAAAAGTCATAAGATATGCTTTCATGCAGTAGCCTCTTGTACCATCCGGAAGTTCCACATGAAACCATATATCGTCAAACGATGAAATTATTCTAACTTCATCGTTCTTGTTGATCAACTTGATGATTTCTCCTTCAGGATACTTACGCACCCGGAGCTGATCAATCTTGACTACTTTAGCTAACATGTTTGTACCGATCTCTTTCTCGAGTTCGGTAGGATCTTCCTGATTTTCAAAAGATGACTCTAATTTTGAGGGTTCTAAATCTTTATTATCTTTAAGGAACCTTTTATGTTCCTTATCTTTCCTGTAATTCTTTGCTTCTTCCTGATTATCCAAATTTATTTGTTTAAAACTCATTATGTATCTCCTTTCCATGGACATGTATCGTTTGGTTTTCGTTCAACAAAATTTGTTTTCACTAATAAATTCTCATCACCATAATGTATCGCATTATGTGTAGCATGTGAACAACAAATTAGATAATTTGGATCGAATAATTCTGGTCCACCAGATTCTATATCGTCCAATGTTATGGGGTTCATATGATGAACTATAATCTTATCGAAGATTTCTCTATCTTCAATTCCCAAATCGCAACCTTTATCACGTATTATTACTTTACGCCTAGCATCTCGCCATTCTTTTGATTTATAGAAAGCCTGATTGAATACTCTATCCCATCCGAATGTATCTTCGCCAACCCTTCCGCCCATCTTAAGATACTTAAAACGATCTTCAAAAGTTGGTAGAAGGATTAACTCATGATATGTCTTCTTTATCAATTAATAATCCTCGTCGTCATCATCGTATTCTACCTGACCACTATAAATCTTCATGGCGTTAATTGCTTCGGTATAAAGTTTGTCGGTTTGTTCAGCATTTCTTATAGCATACTCTCTAGTCTGAAGTAATGCTGTTTCTTTTTCTAGCTTTTCTCTTTCAAGACGAGTTTTTTCAGTACCCATCTTTAAAAAATGTGTTATCACCGAGGGAGAAGCAGTTCCATCCTCCAATTGACTTAGAGCTAAAGCAAAAGAAGCATCTATACATCTTTGTTCAGCTATCTCTGGAGTCGGAGCCAACTTTTTCTGCTTGGTGGCTGTACGTGGCATATCTCTCACTCCTTTCTATCTCTTCCTTTATACTAAGGACTTCTAGTGCATAGCCAGAATATCCGTGATTATTGTATTTATACAAAGCATTACCTTCTCCCATGTTATAACACATAAGAGCTAGACCAGGATCCTTGTAAATTTTTAACAAATCGTTAATTAAATCTGTTCCTACAAGTATATTGCTGTAAGGATCCCAAATATCAGTCACTCCTAATCTACTTATACGATCTGTATGGCAAGAAGGGATTATTTGCATAAGACCTATTGCTCCAGAACCATTAACTGTGGGGTCATAATGTGACTCTTTTTGTATTATAGCTAATATCAGAGATAGTTCTACATCTGGATAAAGTTCTTGAACTCTCCTAGCGTTAAAAAATACATTGTCTTTTTGCCTTTGTTCAGGTGTTCTTGTATCTACCAATCTATTTACCTTATAAACCTTTTTGGATGATACTACTTGAGGAAGATTAAACTCATGTTTTGTACATGCATAAGAAATATCTGACATCTTTACCGACCTTTCCAAAACATTATTAGTTGAAAAAGTGTTAAAAACAACAAAAGCAATAATATATACAATAAGTATCTCAACTATTGCCAAACTTGTACGGACATTACATATACTTTTATTATTAATTGACATACTTAACTCCTCTTCTAAATATCTTAGAATTGGTTTTGATTAAGATGATAGAACTTTTGTACTACTTTTAAAGGGTGAAAACCGAGGCTTTTAAGGTGCCACCATACCCATAAAGCCCCGGTGGAATATCACCCTAATCAAAACCAATTTTACTATTACTCCCCCCGGAGAAAATATAAAG